GAACGCCATTGTCGGATAGTCCTGCGACCCGTTGTAAAAGCCTGATACATTAAAGCAGGCACACTCGCTATCATAAAAGACTTCGCCTACATTATCGCCATATTTTACGATGTCGCCCTCATAAACCTCTACACCATTCTTGTCTTTTAGTCCTGTCCATCGTTCTATAATATCTTCACCTTCCAGTATATCGGAAGGATTTTTATATACATCAAGCATAGATAAAAGATTGTAGAGTACCATATCTCCGTCTGGCAAGATACACACTGAATTATCTGGAAGATATTTCTTTAGTAAGGTATTCCAAACCCTGAACTTTATTTTCTTCATAGATATCTCCCGTCGCTATAATGTTTTCCACTCTTTATATATTCAACAATCTTGCCTAGGATTTCTTCTGGGTTATCACCAGTAACTTGCACGTAATCAGTATAGTCCACATCTTCATCGTCTGTCATAGAAAATCTAGCCCAGTATTCAATTTTTCCATCAAGCATAACATTCAACGAGATGAAAAAATGAGGATTATTATATTTTTTAGTTTTAAGGTGTTCTTCTATAAAAGCTAAGTCTTTCATTATTTCTCCTCCAAGAGTTCAGGGTCTTTGTGAATATTACCAATAACTTTCAATGTATCAAGATTAACCCCCAGAGTATCAAGATTGGAGAAAGTGTATCGGAAGTTGTTTTTGACCATTCGTAATCCGAAACCAGCTAAATTATCTAACCGCTCTACTACACCCGTATGTTTGCCAGTTTTGCTAATGAAAGAGCAGATATCACCCTGGTAAATCTCTGTGCCGTTCTTGTCTTTCAAGCCTGTATATTGCTCAATAAGAATCTCGTCTGCCTCAACAAGTCTTCGGTCATTGAAAGGCTTCTCTATAAGAACGGCTGTATAAACTCCATTCCCATCAAATTGTAATGATTCAACCTGACACATTTGTTTATATGGCTTGTGCCAAGCCCTAACTTTTATTTCACGCATTATAGCACGTCCTCCGCCTTGATAATCTCTGCGTCGCCAGCGGAATCTGCCTCTGACACATCTCTAACATCATAGCCCCAAATCTCGTCAAAATCGACATTTACGAGGTTTTGTGCCTCTTGTACGCATTGCTCGGCGACTTGTTTTGCTTGCTCAAGATTGTCGGCTTTAATAAAGAGCTTTCCCATTATAATCTGGTCAATTTCTGCTTCGTAAATCATTGATATTTCCTTTCTCTAGTAATTTAATTGACATTCGTTATTCAATTACCAATCACAAAATAGCTCCTGCCCTTTTCTTTGGTTTGGTCGTTTCGGTATAATCTCATCGATATCATCTCTAATTATTAAATCTACTCCCTCTGAATAGTAGCCGTTCTGCTCGCTACGAGCCTGAGCCCATTTCGGTATACCGTGTATATCTTTAATGCTAAACCCGTCATCTCCAATTTTTATGGCTTCTGCAAACTCTTTAGCAGTCATTGTCGGAAACTCATCTCCTACAAGAAACTGTTCAAAGTCAAGATAGTTAATTTCGCAACAACGCTGGTCGTGGTCACTCACAACGATAAGACCGTTGTCAAACTTTAATGTACCCTCTTCAGATAAGATTACTTTCATATTCCCTCCTTTAATTGACATTTACTATTTCATTTTCACAATCAGATTAGCCACATTGCCAAGTCTGGTTTTATGTATATCGTCTATCGCAATCACTTTACGGGTACTGCATAATTCTTGATATTGACTTTTAGAATAGGTTCTCCATACATATTTCTCAAGCTGTAGTCGTTCAACCCATTGTTGTGCATACTCTTGACCACCAGCACTCCAGACAACCACCTTCACGTTTTTGAATATACGGGAGCAAAGAATAAGAAACTCTACTACTTGAGTATTCGCGGCATCAAATGGATAAACTTGACCATGTACTCGTCGTTCTTGTACAACATTTTCATTGATATTACTAATCAAAGTTCCGTCAACATCAAAAGCTATAATAAAGTTCTCCATTTTATCACCTGTAGGTAGACTATTCATAATCTTCCTTACTTGTTTGATCAAAACCCTCTTGTAGCATTTCTTGAAGGTCAGTTGAGCCGTTATAAAATTGCGTTATGAATTCATAAACACCGTCTTGAACCTGATTGACTTCAACAAAGTTGTCATATACGTCAAACTCTTTATCTAATTCAAGCTTATAAATACAATTTCCGTTGATAACGACATAACCGTTATCTTCTAGTTCGTAGTCCTCAATCTCTTCTACGTCTTTATAATATTTATCACGCTCTTCTCTAGGTATACTTTGCCAAAAATCTTGCAAATTAGATTGGAGCTCACTAGCGTCTTTATATTTTTTACAAAGTTTAAGTTTTCCTTTATAGCCTACAGTTTCACTCATTATTTATCCTTTCCTTATTATTTCATCCACGTTTCGCCATCGTCATATGGATTAACGCCGTTTACAAATTTGCCACAATTAGGACACATTGATGCACCATCAGGGTAACCTCCAACACGATACGGCTTTAGCGATGCTTGGTAGGCTTTCCAGTTTTTACTGTCGCCACGGATAAGCAATATTTCGTCATCGCAACAATCGCGTTTTACCATCCATTTATTGGTGTCCATATTATCTGTATAATCAAACACCCAATTACACCATTCGATTTTAGTAGTCATAACTGCCCTTGTTAAGCCAATCAAGTCTTGTATTAAAACCACTCCCAAGTAACATCTCTATCTGGAGATTCTTCAATTGCTTCACGAAGGGCGTTGGCTAGTTCTCGGTTAGTCATACCCTCGTAATTACTCATTTCATCATTGTCTGGTAGAGAGGCAATGTATTTTTCCAATTGTTCTGCCTCGACATAATAAGACTCTGATTCGCACTCACCAATTATGTCAAGATTGTCGCTTTCTAACCTTAAGAATCTTTGGAATGCTTGATAATTGCTGAATGTTTGATCTCCATATTCTCGGTGTCTTGTAACTACATTTGCTCGATAACCCATTTCTTTACTCCTCTACCTTTACTTGATAAAATCTACGTTCTTCTGACATATATACCCAATCCAATGCTAAATACAATACGTTGTCTTTAGTGTAATTGTGCCAAACCGTATCTACAGTGATTTCTACGATTGGATCTTGGTGTAGGTTTGCACTTGTAGCAATGATTGCATCTAGCTCTGCTGTTGAATCAATTACAATTGACTCGCTCTGTTTACCGCTCTCTGTCTTAAAGACAACAGCCATTTCAAAGTCTTTCATTAGCGTCGAATCCATTTCTGCCACAAAGCTGTCATATTGATTTGTAGACTATTTACCGACTTGAAACGTGTCCACTGGTGAAACATCATATCCACCATACCCTTGTTTTCCAAGTTCTGTAGTCTTGTTTCTAATTGCTTGCTAGTTAACATATTCTTGTCCTTTCCTTTATGTTATATTTTAATTATAAGGCATAAGCGAACAAAAATCAATAGTTTTCCCTAGAATTATTAAGAAATTATCAAGAATCTGAGGAATTATGCTCATTTATTCAGTTTATTATCTAATTTTTCAATCAATTTATGAATACCTCGTCCCGAACCGATACCCTTACCTGACCACCAGCCTTTATATGGATATAGTTTTGCGATATGGTTCTTTCTGTCATTTGCATTGTAAACGTATATTGCTTTTTCCCTAGCATCCCAGGCTACGGCATACCAAGCCTCTATAAGTAAGTCGGTTGCGTATTGTACACGGCTTGGTTCAAGAGATTTTCGACGCTCTTCACGCTCTTTTTTCATAGCGTTAAATATTATGCTTAATTCACCCATCAGTCTTCCTCAACTCCAAAATATTTCAGCCAATCTTCTCGATTTTCTTTGATAGATTTTCGAGAGTCTTCTTCGGTTGCATAGCGTATGGTTTCACCAGAATCGTCATAGTCAGTATCGTATGAGTATAGTTCTTTGTCCTTGTAATTGTAGTAGACTACCCATCCACCTCTAGAATCCTCAAAGTCTGGCTTAAAGTCTGAGGTTTGTCGTAGCCTTACTTCGGCTAATCTACGTTCACGGGCTTTTTCAGCTTCTTCTATTGTGCGATAGACAAACCCAAAAGCAAGACGTTTATGATGGCTTAAGAGATCGTTAAAAGTGAAACTATAGATATCTCCTTCTTCATTTAAGCAGAAAACTTTTTCGCCATTTCTAGGTTGATAATGAATATTATCTTCCATTTTCTCGAACCATTCGTCGAAGTTATTTATATCTTGAATTGTGAATTGAGGGCTGGTTTTTGATCCGATTGGTGTAACTCTAACCAACTCTTTCAATTCGTCAAAATCGCTTGTAACTTCTTCGAAAATAGTGCCAGCTTTAATTGTGGGCGTGTCTTTTAGAAGCTTGTATTTCATTTCTTCTCCTTAAAATAGCTCCAGTTGCGTGGCGTAAATTGCACGGCTAGCTAATATCTGGTTAATTCGGTGAATTGTGCGTTCGCTCTCGTTCAGGTCGTTTAATGCACCTTCTTTCATTTCTAGTAAGTCTACTGTGTCTACCTCATCTAATGACTGGTAATCATCCTCGTAGTAAGGCTTTACTTCTTTTTCCATTTTTTATCCTCCTTTTATTTAATACTCAATTACTCTAGCATTTTCTGATGCAACTACTACATCTGGTCGCCCGAAGTCCTCATGCTCACCGACAATACCTGTGGAAAAATCCTCCAAAACAATCTCGCGGCAGTTTGAAGATTTAACAACAACTTTATTATGTGCCTTGACGCTTACCTCCCAACGAGCTCTAACAATAGCCTCGTCATACGCTTCAACAATAGCATTGTCATTTGCATCAACAATAACCTGATCATATGCTTTGATAGAAGAATCTCCATACGCCCTGACAAAAGCTCCTCCGTGTGCCTCAATCTTAGCTTTACCGTAAGCTACAATCATAACTCTTCCACAAAGTGCCTTAACTACAGCGTTTCCGTATGCTTCGATAGTAGGTTCGCCAATGTCCTCGTATTCAACAATAGCGTTACCACCTACTTTGACTTTAGTATTTCCATAAGCCTCTACTTTAGTATTGCCCCTTGCATCAACAGTAGAGCCATTGAGTGCTATGACGTTGATTGAGGTGTCGCTCATTGCGTTTACCCTAGAATGATGATATGCCTTAATAGTAATGTTTTTACACCATACTCCCAGCATTATCGTTAATTCACCCCAGACCTCAATAGTGCCTTCTAGGTCGCTACCAACGTTGATGGCAACGGTTTCGCCTACACGTACCCCAATTTTGAAAAGTTCCTTTAATTGCTCTTCATTGGTTATTACTCTCATAATTTGTCCTTTCTTTATACTTATAATTATAAGGAAGTTGATTATAAAAATCAATAATTTTTACTAAAAACTTATAGATTTATAAGACATTTAGAGTATATATTGCAATTAACAAGACTTTTCTCCTTTAGTAATGTATTCAAGAAAAATAGCATAGTCTATCTTTATAGTAGTTTCTATATATGGAAATACTAGAATAGTGCCATCTAGTCTTTCATCTCTAGTATCTAGGTTAAGTTGAATATCAATAAAATCTAGATCTGTATCAATATTGTCTTTAATGTAGTTTATGAGATCTTCTCGTTTAATCTTTATCATACTTCCTCCAAAGTTGCTATATACCTATTTCCATTGTCGCCATAAATGACTAATTCTTGAATTATGACTTCAGATAGCTGAATGTTTTCTAAATCATCAATCTGGGCTAATTTTAATGCTCGCTCTGGGCTTGGTTTTCTAGCAGAAGCCACAACTTCCATTCTTTGAATCCCATCCGAATCAATATAGTGTATTTCCCAAGCCTTCATTCTAATCTCCTACAGGACTAATATCTATCTGCCAGACTTCTTGAATCTCGCTAAGATTAAACCACTCTGGCGGTTCTATTGTCCACACCTGTTTCAACCAATTCTTCTTACTGAGTTTTGAATCTTCACTTGAGTTATTAACATATTGCTGATACCAATAATCTGAATCATATAGCTCGTCCTGTAAAGCATAATCCCAGAACTTATCTATTAGTTCTAATTCTGTATAATGATCGGTCCAGGTAGATAGCAAATCCTCCCCCTCTATTTTGTATAGCGTCATTTAATCAACCTTTACAGTTTTTCCATCTACCTTAAAACTAATAGCAACACTTTCCTGAACCTTAATACCTGGAAGCTCCTTATCAACTAATCCAGTGTCTACGTGAGTCTTAAATTTCGCAGTATCTGGTACGCGTCGATATAATTCATCGTCAACCACAACGAAATCTTCTTCAACCTTTTCTAATCGTGTATATTCTTCTGGAATATTGTTAGGGTCTGTTACACGAACAGTATTTCTAGTTGAACAAGTGATTGACCATTTATCTCCAGCTTTAAAACCCTCTTCTTCTGGGCTCAGAAGTTTCTTAACGCCATATTTCGGCATTAGAGTTTTTAACTCTTCTTTAATTTGGCTCATCTGAGTATCAATAGCCTTCTTACGTGACATGAACGCCTTAAATTGTTCACTTTGCATTAAGGCATTTTCTTCGTCTAGAAGTGTTATGAGTTGACCTTGTAACTCTTTAATTTCTTCTTCTTGCATTTTATACCATCCTTTCGTTTATATTGTATTTTAATTATATAAAGAATAAGCTTAAAAATCAATACTTTTTCAAATAAAATACACCAGATTGTTTCTGGTGTATTGGAGGGTAACCTAGACTATGGGAGTAGTTTTAATCCACAACTGTTCGTATTCTTGACTATTTATTTCGCACTCACGGGCTTTACGTTTACTCCATCGTATCATTCTAGCTAAGCGTTCAACTTCATTTGGTTCGTCAAACTTATCTAAAACGTGGAAGAAATATTGATTGTCAATTCGGTACTTTAAGATCGTAATATTAGATCCGTCCACTACGATATTCCTTGACTAGATCAATTTTCTCTTCAAAACTTAAGGCTTGAATAGCTTTATCTTTTTCATCCTGACTTGCCCCATCTACGATTTTTAATAAGTCGGCATACATACCCTTAAGAAACTTAAGAGCTTGTTCTTGCTGTTCTATCGTCAATTCACCGACAGGCTTAGTTAAAATCTCTTTAATATCCATCTTCATATCCATAATTCTCTCCTCTCATATTAGTATTATATAGCAAATTATCTTAAATGTCAAGCCCTAATGTAAATCGACTATCACTTCTTGCTCTGAAGGGTAATTAGATTTGTAGTGGACTTGATAATGAGCAACAACGTCCTTTATCTTTACTTTTTTAGTCATAACCCTTGAACCAAATGTTTCAGCCACTGCTTTATTGGTGGAAAATGAAGTGTAACCCCTTGCATCAGGTTCACCCTCTCTAATTCCACGATATAGCGTTAGCTCTGTGATTCCTGCGGATCGTAAAGTATCTTGAGTTAATTGCCTGTGTAGTTTATGCTCGGGTCTATTTTTATTCTTTTGAAGGTTTGGTTCACTCAGAAATTCACCCGTTCTACTATCTCGAGGTCCATTTCCCTCTGACCAATCTAACTGATTTACAGTCACTTTATTTATATCTAATCCGTGTTTTTTAAACTGGTCTACGAATATCTCGTTTATAAGCTTTTCTTCTTGATTAACAATGGTCATTTCAGAATAATAGTCAAAGTCTTTGTATGCTAAGGCATCAGCCTTTTTCTGAGCCTTTACACGCGTATTGAACCGACGACCCAATTGTTCACTTACTGATAGG